GGAAAGATTTGATAAATTCAGATCCGCAATCCAGTGATACAAAAGTATCACCTTGCATACCTTGCTCGGAATATGAAACGTCAGTACCGAGATGTTGTTCGGCCAACAATTTTTTCACTTCCTTAATGAATTGTTTGTCAGTATAGATCAATCCGTCTTGGTCAACGTTCCAAGATGTAGTATCAAAGTACACACGTAGTTCACCGTATTCACCCTCGTCACTTACATAAGAGAGGTCCAGACCTGTAACCTTAACACTTTTAACTGCACTTGACCAGAAACCGTTACCTGAAGTATTGAGAGATTTGTTAATTACTAGCATTTTGAGTCCTTTTCTTTACTGTCTAAGATTCTATTATATACCCAAACCCATTTATTGTCAAATTTTAGCGTTTGTCGCAATACTCAAACAATATCCACTTAGCACGGTTCAGGCATTGACGGGCATCTTCGGCACGCATATAGTCAATATCGCCGTACTCGGTGTTAATCATTTCTTGAGCATCAGACATGAGACTAGCGGCCATCATAGCAGGACCCGAGAAACGAAAAGTAATACTTTGTTCTACAGCCTCACGCATTTGGGCTTCTGTGCAACCATACATACGAATTTCACGTTTTTCTTGCATATCACGCTCAACACCGCGGGCGATAGAAGATTTGAAATCAACTGTCATAAAAACTCCTTTAATCAACTGAATAAGACTCTATTATAAGCCCAAATCCATTTATTGTCAACCAAAATCAAATAGGCTAGGTTCTTCGTATTCGTAAGAATTTGAATTCTTTCTGAATACCCAAACAGGCTCAATAAAAACAGAATTCTTAGAGGTATTGACAATAGCGTGAGGTCTTGCTTGCATCCTCATTCCGATCTTACCTAAGTAATGTGCATTCGGATATGTCAAAATATCATCAACCATGTCATCACATAAATTCAATCGTTTACCATTTGCGATTCTAGGTTCAATGATATTAATCATCATGTACGCATTGTCTTGTAATGTGTCCCATACCATACGATTGACCTTAAAGAAGAAATCATTCTTCCATTTGTCAAAGGTATCATATCGTGCCCATGATTGTGTACTACTGTTTTGTTTAGCGTACCGTTCAGTTTCAAAGTACGGCGGGCTAGTGAAATAGAAATCAAATGTATTTTGAAACTGTTTCCAATCTACATCTTCGCTGGGGAGATTGTAAATTTTAACAGTCTTGCTTCCAGTACACACAAAGTGATCACCATTGTCTACAAGAGTAGGAGTATTACCTAGAATAGTTTCGTACTCTACGCATTGTGTTTTATAGACGGTGTACACATCGGGATTAGGATCACATCCAACATACATTTTAGTGCATGGTGTAGCATAGAATCCTGCGAGCCTATCGCCCCAGCCACAACTTGTATCTAATACGTTAATTGCATTGTGCTTTTCATACAATGCTTTTGCCACGTTAGGTTTGAATTGTGTTGCAGTATATGTACCGATTCTAAAAGCACTACGGAAAGTAGTTTGATTGATATCACTATCACCAAGAGCACCCTTACGCCAGAAGTGCCAGTTCATCTTTTTTAGTTTATCCTTGCTAAGCCAGATATCCCATGGGCTTTCAACTAGATTGCTACCGCACTTCATGCGATTCTCTTGTTGAAAATAATCACTTACTTTATTGTAAGCATGTGATTTGTCAATGACACCTAATGGATTGTCTTCGTATTTGTATTTGTAATCAAATTTTTCAAGCACTAGGCCAAACTGTTTGTACTCACCCATCATTGATGTCCGATTGAAGCGCAAGAACAAATCATGTAACGTGCTTTTGTCAATTTCCTTTAAGGGAAACGGGATGTTGTTACTAATGATGTATTCCGACATTGCTTCCAAAATGTCTTCCTTAGTATGCTGTTGAATAAACTGTACCCAGTCGGCATTCTTAATATTAGGAATTCCCCTACTATCTTTGTGAGTGTTAAAGTAATTCAACAACATAGGATTAGTCATTAAGGACGATTCTGAATAACTTTGTCTGCTAAGCCATAGTTTACGGCTTGTTCCGCACTCATGAAATTATCACGTTCCATGTCTCTAGTAAGTTCTTCAAATGATTTACCTGCTGAATTATGTTTAGCATAGATACTAGTCAAGTTACGTTTCATTTCAAGGATTTCTTCAACTTGAATAAGCATATCAGTTGCTTGACCACGAGCACCACCACTGGGTTGGTGAATCATATGTCGTGCGTTAGGCAGAATAAAACGCTTACCGGCTGCACCTGCTTGAGAAAGCAATGAACCCATTGAACAGGCTTGACCCATGACGATTGTGTGAACATCGGGTTTAATGAATTGCATTGTATCATAGATAGCCATACCTGCAGTAACGCTACCACCTGGGCTATTGATATAAAGACTAATATCTTTGTCAGGGTTATCAGATTCCAAAAACAATAATTGTGCTACAATCAAATTTGCCATTTGATCATGTACTTCACCTTCAAGCAAAATAACACGGTCACGCAATAAACGACTGTAAATGTCATAACTGCGTTCACCTTTAGCAGTTTGTTCTAGAACCATTGGGACTAAACTCATAAGTTTCCTTTTCTTAAAATGAGATAAATATACTATCAGAGACTATTATATATGAGATATCACGAATTTACAATACTTTCGGAAGCCACAAAAGACCAAACCCCTGGAGTTGCTCCCCAACCCGTTACCAAAGCCCAAGTTGAACAAGTATTACGTCAAGCAGGTTATGAAGATTTAAAACCAAATGGAAACAAGATTAACGTTTTGGTTCAGATTCCTTCTGGGCAAAAGAAAAACGAATATCGTACTGCTATTCTTGATGAGATTTTGGGCGTTTTTCAAGCAAAATTACCACAAGGTGATCCTGAATACAGTGCTGATCCAGGCATCAGTAGCCTAGGCGGCATTGTCTTTACAGACAGCCCGGTTAGTGTAGTTGTTAAAGATACAGGAAAACAAGGCGATTCTAGTGCTGGTGTAGCAAATGAATTAGAGTTAGCAAGTTTGTTACAGTCATTGCTACAAAAATACGGCACAGTCAATGTATCATTTGTTGATCCGCGTGGTAAGAAAATGACAATTAAAAATTGTAATAGTATTGAAGTTGCAGGACGTGATACTGCTGACCGGAAGAAAGCAGACGTTGTATTATATAGCCCAAGAGGTCAATTGCCTATCAGTATTAAGAAACTCGATGCTGACATGTGGGAAAGTGCTGATAACTTATTTGGTGAGCGTGCCAGAGCCACACTAGATAAACTAATCAAAGACGGTGTTGTTACTCTAAACAAGATCGGTGATCGTAAGACAAAGACAGGTTCAGTTCCAGTCTATGAATTAAGTAAAGAAATCGTTATGGAGCCTACTCCTGAAGAAGCATTGAATGCTATCTTTGGTAACGATTTGAACCCTAAGGGCGGTGTTGTTATTCAAACATTCAAGCCTGAACATTTTACGCAAGTGAATAACAATGTAACTGTAGCGGCACATGCTGTTATTACTGATGCTAGCGAGATACCGGAAAGTCACATGATGGTTTGGTTGATTCGCAATGACAGTACACGTAATGGTGGAAGTTTGGGTATTGCTGGCTTACGCCCACTTGGCGTTACCTTGACACGTGGTATCGGTAAAAAGGGTACGAAAAATGTTATCCTTGTTGACGTTAACGGCAACGTAGTCAAGAATCCAAATCTAGGATAATCAGCATTTAGTAAAGCACTGATGACGGAACCAACGTTTCATACCATGTGAACGTTTAAGTGATATTCCGTGTGCGGCTAATTTATCTCTAAACAAAAAGAAACTAGGACCATGACTCATTATTGGTTTTTGTCCATTTTTTACACGCTTCATGCTATATATATCCCATTGATATTGATGGCACATCTCATGTGCTAGGATGGATATTAGCCATTGCTTGCAGAACCATTTATCCATCAAACGAATCACGCAATCAGATTTAGTAGGGTCCGTGTTCAATACAAAATCATTAGCAGTGCATAAACCCCAATATTTACGGCATCTGGCCATGACTTCAATTTTAGGAGTGGGGAGTTTAT